TTATTTAACCGTATGGTAGCAAACACGATTTCTGTATCATCAAGCCGTTATGACGTTCCTATGATTGATGTAACAGCCCCACGTGGCGCAGCATCAGCAATGGCTCCGATCTCGCAGAATTCTGAACCGAAATCTATGGTTTCAATCAGCTTGTCTGAAAAATCATTTAGATTACCTACGTACTCTATCGGTTTGAGTATCACAAAAGAAGCACAAGCTGCAACTACGTTGGACTTAGTTTCTATTGCATTACGCGAACAAGCACTTGGTGAACGTATTCGTATCATTGATGGTGGTTTAACTAAAATGATTACGGGTGATGTTGACTTAGGCATCTCTGCTTTGACAAGTAAAACTGCTGCTCAGTATGATACTGTTGCATCACCAAACAGTGCTGCTACGTTTACTCAACGTGCTTGGCTCCAGTACCTTCGTGCAGATTGGAAGAAATTATCAATTGATTGGGTTATGTGTTCATTAGATACATACTTAGCAATCGAAGGTCGCGTAGGTAAGCCGATTTGGACGGGTAACGAAGGTACTGATGGTCGTTTAAATTCTTTAATCGTTGCTGCAAACACTAACATCCCAGGTTCAATGAACTTCTTCATCGTTGATGATGCAGTTTTAGGTGGTGCTGGTAAAATTGTTGGTATTGATAGCAAACGTGCGATTACACGAGTTATCAATTCATCTGCGAATTACAGCGCAATTGAGGAATTTGTATTGCGTAAATCAACTGCGTTGAGATTTGATTTCAGCGAAACTTACAACCGTATGTTGAACTCTGGCGAAGGCTGGAGAGTAATGACATTTGCTTAATTTAGGAGAATAACATGGCAGAAGCACCAGCATTAAAATCAGCAAAAACAGTAACTTTAGTTACAGAGTTTGATATTTATGACTCAACAGAAGGCGTAGCAACCTGGTATCGTTCAGGTGATACATTTGAAGTAGTCCCACCTTTCTTGCAAGTGCAGGTTGAGTTGGGCGCGGCAAAATTAGTTTAGACTAGTTAGCTTAAAGAGCCTCGCTTCGGCGGGGCTTCTTTTTGGCATAAAAAAAAACATTGACAACAACTAAGCGTAGGGAGTAGGCTTAAATTGTAAGTTTTATAGTTAATTTAGTTATTTTAGTTACTTTAAGGGTAAGGTTATGAACGATTTAATTGATGTCAATGATATGACGTTAAATGAGATTCAAAAAGAAAACGAGTTAAAAATTATAACAGGCAAGGAAAAGCTTGATAAGTATTCGTTAGGCGAGTTGGCTTTAGCCTACGGTAGAATTGAGGGTGTAGTAGCACTGGCGAAAGGAAGAATATTATTAGCTGCGAGAAAGAAATTTATCAATGATGTTGAGTTTGGATGCTGGTTGAGAGACAACGGAATTGATGAATTTACGCAACAAACCAGATACAGATACATGCAATTAGCAAAACATTTCTCAGAACGGGAAATGACAGGTATGTCTATGTCAGTATGCGCGGAAATTGCGATGGTGATGAACCAGGATAGGGAAGTTGGAAATAAAGCATACCAGTACGCACTAGGACGTGGATTAACTAAAAATGAAATACTAGCTAAGATTGCGGAGTTTAAGGGTAAGCCTGTCCCTGTAGCTAAACAAAAAGAGGGAGCGACTTATGAAGGTAGCTCTGTAAGGGTTCAACAAGAATCTTTTGCAACCACACCTGTTACTACGCCACCTCGACCAGCACCTGAAGAGCCTAAAAATTCAGCGGTTGAGATACTCACGGTTGAAGACAAGTTAATTTACACAATAAAAGATTATGATATATACGAACAGTTGAGAATTATTGAGCGTTGTAAAGAAATCTTGGAAGAAAAGATTATAAATAATGTCTAGTTGAGGTATAATGCATCCATCAAAGTTGAAGGATGCATTTATGTTACCCGTAGGTTTTACCGATACAGATAAAATCCGCTCAGTATTAGGTTTATCAGAAAAAGATAGTCCAGATTCACGTTTAGTTGTGAGAGACTTGGAGAAAGAGTTAAATCTTGATTTATCAAGTTGGATTAGTGGTATTCAGACGATTGTAGATTCTGTTAGTTATGGGTCAACTATACCTGCAGAGCTAAATATTGTTGACGCTATCGGATTATACTCAACTTACTTTTGTGCAAAACTTGTCATACCTTCGCTTCAAATGTCAGCAATACAAAGTATTTCTGATGGCAAAAATTCAATGGATAGATTCAGCAGCATTAACTGGGATAGTTTATACAACCAGTTATCTGAGCGAGTTGCTTTTTACAAAAAATTGGCTATGGACAATAACAGTTCAGTCGCAGTTGTAGCCTATCCAAGATTCTCCTTAGCTGGATCTGAGCGTGACTCAGTGGTCGGGTAGTTTGGACTTATCCACAGCTGCCTCATACTTTACAAATACAACCATTAGTGGCTGGAACGGAACCTCATGGGTTCCAAACGTAGGCACAATTGCAATACTCCCCTCTGATCGATTTGTTTCATTCCATGAGTTCGATACGAACTGCCAATACGCATTAACTGAAGTATCTTCAACGGCTTTAGACGATTATTCAATAGTCCGAGTTGATGTTACTGACCAAGTTTTCCTTGTAGGATTTAAGACCAGTGACGTAAATGGCGATCAGTACAGTAAGTTTTACTTATTACGCCGTGCTGATTCTCAGGGTGAATTACTCTCTCAATTAAAAACGTATGCTGCCTCTGGAGTGGTTAACGGTGCAACACGCCAAAGTGTGGGGTTGTACTACTGTGATGTTGAACACGTCACATCTGCCACGTCATCAATGGTCAAGACAAGTAAATATTCTGATAGTCTAATTTTCATGCCTTCCGATAGTGTTTTTGACACGTCTAATGAAATTAGAATAGGTGATATGTTTTACGAAGTTCGGGATGTGTATGCCAGTTCAGGGTTTAAGGTGTGTAGAGCCATAGGGAAGAAACAGGTATGAGTTATGCTACATTTTCTGTTGCATTAAAATCGACGATAGATTTCTTAACGAAAGAAGTTGCGGATGGGAAATCGTTACCGTTCTTTGACTTCGCCTCACCTGAATTTGACATGACGTTAGTTGCGCCTGAAAAGCCTGCAATCTTTTGGGATTTCACAGGCTTAGACGAAACCCCATTTGACCCGCTTTACACAGCGAGTTTTGATGTGGGTGCCATGACAATGTTAGACCCAAGCCAATACATATCCTTAGACATCATTGGTGCTATATCCGAAAAATTCAGAGTAGGCACGAGTCACGATATTTACGATTACAGTGGTGATGTTGCCTCTAATGTTTTTGAAGGAAGATTTCATATTGTATCGTGTGGTTTATCACCATCTCAGCAAGACCAATCTACTAATGTACGCAGTGTTTCTGTGGTCATAAAGGTGCTTAGAAATGTCGGGTGATTGGGACTACGATTATGGTTCTGATGATGGGTTTAAATCTAGTAATAGTAGATTAGATAGTCACGATGATTTCCATGGCATTGAAGATCACTACCTTGATGATGGTGCTTCAAAAGCAGATGCTGCGGATGCTAAGTTTAAAGGGCATAAAAAATCAACAGCTGATTGGGCTAGAGAGATTGAAGCTGCTGAAGCGGCGAAGGTTAAGTCTGCCGCTGACTTAATAGCTGATCGCACTAAGCTCATGAAGGAGCAGCAAGAAAGGAATAGTAACAACGGCGAAACCATGAAGGAACGTGGTGCGCGGGTAGAGCAGGAACTGATAGACAAACACAATAAGTTTATGTTGGATAACCCAACGGTTATTGTAAGTAAAATTAAGTCGCGTGTTGAGAACAGAAAAGAAAACCAAGTTGGGTCAATAAGTTTATCTACTGAAAGTGGCGGTGAAGTAGGTACGAATAAGACTAGTAACGCTAGAGCAAATACGTACATTAAAAAAGCTCCACATTCCACAAGATTGACAAATGGTAATTTCTCGCGCCATGACCTTACACAAGATTTAAAAGACAAGGTTGCAAGATCACTCAATTTAAAAGCAATTGTTGCCACTGATTTCTTTAGAACAATGGAAAAGCAAGGATTGCACGAGAATATAAAGGGGTTGTCTCCCGTTGGAAAGTCCTCAATTTTTGGTCGTGTTGAAAGGCTAATAAGCGCACAAGAAAAGGTTTATACATCTTATGTTAAGGCTCTTGGTGGGTTCTTAAACAGCCCAAATTTAAAAGTTAACAGCGAAAAAGAAATAGGTCAGCAGGTTACTAGAAAAATTTCTGTACGAGTTGATTCTGGGCATCAGGTGTACACTCCGAATGTCACAGTACAATGGGATGCTTTACGCAAACGAAAATTAGATGAAGTAAAAGCAGGAAAATCAAAACCATCTTTTTGGCAGCACCAAGATAAGACGAGTAAAGCTTACCAGAATAATTTACGCCAGCATTTAAGCAAAGTTAAACGTACTGATTTTTATGATGCGAAAAAGCTCGTAAAAGACATGAATGAATGGAGATCTAATGCTGTAACTTTTGCTTCGGAAAAGAAGGTGTATGGTGAAAGAACCACACCTGTAACATTCTCTATTGACTTGGCTATTCCTAAATGGAGAGCATCTAATGGCGCGTTAATGGATGACCTGATAACAGGACCTTACAACAATCCGTATAATCATGCAGGTTCACACCGCAATACTTCAGGTGGTATCGCAGGAAAAGTGTCTAAACATTTCCGAGTGTTAAAAAAACAGAAAGAGTATTACGAAGAGTTTATGGCTAAGGTTCAAGCATCTCCGTATCAGAGAAATGAACAGAATAGATTCATTCGGCAAACCGAGCATAATCGCTACATCGGTCAATCCGAAAAGGCTAAAGCATATGCCAAGAAGATGTACAAAGAACAAAAAGAAATTGAAGCAAAAATGGATGCTAAAAACGCACCACTGACAACAGCAGAATTACGCAGTGCCTTCTATAACATCCGCAATGTGGGTGGGAAAGAAGTAGGAGTTCGGAGGTTACTAAACCCTGAATTCCGCAGACCTTTTATTCAGCAGCTTTCACATGCAGCTGGGAATGAAGCAAGAAAATCCATCAGAGACTTGCTGGATTAAAAACCTCGTCGAGAGACGACACGCCACGTCGAGATGATGTCGCAAGCCCTAGAGGCAACAACCATGTCGTGATGACATAATTTTTCTATAAACGGAGTTTTAAAATGGCAGTATTAGGTTCAGCAAAATCAAGTAAATTTCAAATTGGTGCATCAGAAATCCGAATTGGACCTTTAGAGCGTGCGGGTCGTTTGACTCAAGATGATTCTATTGGTTTATTGCAATCAGCTTCAGTAAATTACACACAAGAATCGACAGATTTGGAAGGTGGATTACCTAAAGCGACTATTGCAACGGTTATTACCAAGACAGGTTTGACTGTTTCAGCAAGTGCTTACGAGTACACGTTGAAAAACATGAAAATCATGATGAACGATGCATCGGCATTCACTGATGTAACTTCAGCTGGTTTTTCATTAAACATGGCTGCAGCTTCAGCAGCTGCGACTTCACTTCCTACAACAGCTATTCCAGCGGGTACTTACTCAGTTGAAAAAGTTACAGCTGCTGGTATTGCAACTTATGTAACAGCAACTGTAGCGGCGGATTCAACAGCTGGTGTTAGTTACAAATTGTTGAACACAGCTGGTCAAGTTGTGCATACGTTGAAAGTTGGCAGTTCATTCAAATTAAACAATGATTCAGCAACAACTTATACTTTAAATAGTATTGCTCTGACATTCACTGCAGGTAGTGTGTCGTCAATTGCGTTAGGCACAACAGCGTTGGTAACTGCTCTTACAGGCATTGACGTTGCGAGTTCAGTTGGTGCCCAAGCATGGACAGATGTTGTTAAAACAGCAACTTCTCCAGCTGCTGGTGCATTGACCTTAGATGTGCAGGTTAATGGTGCTGGTTTGAAAAAAGATGACGTGTTAGTCGCTTATCCTGCTGGCAAACCAGAACAAATGACAGTATTGGTATTGTCAGCTGATGCTTCAGGTCAAACATTGAATTTTGCAAACACACCATTGTTATTTGCGTTGACAGCGGGTGATACAATTTACAAAGCAGATAATGCTGGTATTGGTGGTAACACTACAACCAACTATTTCGCTATGGATATTATTTCAAAAGATCAGTCTACAGGTAAACCAGTTGGCTTCCAATTATGGAAAGTTGCAGTAACTTCAGGTTTGGATTTCTCGTTCTCTGGCGATTCTTGGGGTACTACGAGTATGGCATTTAAAGCGATGTTACCAACTGCTGATGATGTAGCAGCCAGTGGTAAACTAGCGCATACTGGAACTTTCAATTCTAAAAACCCATATGGTCGTTTCCTTTCAGGCAACTAGGCTGTAACTTTTAAACTAAGCCTGCAAGTCGTTAAAAACTTGTGGGCTTTTTCATGTATAATACATTGAAAATTAGGAGGAAAAATGTTTCAGGACTACCCAAGTAATACCCCCCGTGTATGTCTATCGTTTGGTATTGAAAGAGCCATTCTCAATGAGTTAAAAGAAGAAGTAACTCACGAACAGTTTGAAAATATTGTGCTAAACAGTTATGCGCTTGTCTACCCTATTGATGTTATAAAAGCAACGGCGTATGGCTTAGTACAAAGGGTGATAGAGCGTATCAATGAGCTGCAAATAACAGAAGTCCAACCAACATTGCACACTCGTCAAGGTAAATCATTTGGTTCGAGTTTTTCTGCATGGTTCAGTGGTTTATCTGCTACAGAGTCTTGCCTCTATCTAGCTGATTACGATATAGAGAAGGCTTTGAATTATTACTGGAAAGAGGATTTTCTCCTTGTACAGGAGGCTATCCGAGTAAAGTCAGCTTGTGACAGCCAGTTATCGTTAATTGCATTAGAAGCAAGTATGTACGGGTTTGGTGGGAAGTATGCAGATGACCAAGCGGGTGAAAATATAATTGATTTATCAGACCCAAGTGCTAAAGCAGCACTTGAGGCATTTGGGTTTTAAAGGATAAAAATGGCTAACGCGAAAGTTAAACAAACAATTGACGTAGAAGTAGGGCTTGGCAAAGTTGACTACACGGGTATTACGAGCAAGATTCAGACGATGCACAATGGCATTGAGCAGTCCTTAAAACAGGCAGCTGTATCTGGTCAAATGAACGTCCCTGTATCCGTAGCGGCTAAGTTCACGTATAAGCATAATCGTGTAAACATGCACGAAGTTATTGGAGGTGTGCCTCAATCCCAAACGTTTTCACCGCTTATAACTGTAGCCCCAAAGTTTAAAACAGTAAATCATGATGGCTCCGTCAAGACAATCCGTAAAGCGTTAGGTATTGATGGGGTTAAACTTGCAAGTAAGGAAATGGAGTCAGAGGTCAAAAGCCTTGAGTCTACATACGGGAAGATTCACAACTTACGCAAAGAGTCAGATAAACTAAAACCAGAGTTTTTCCAAGCGCACTCTGAAATGTCAAACGGTGCTGACTACAAGAAATTTAATCATGAGTTACAAGTTGGTGCGCTACAAGTCCAAAAATACAAAGAAAATTTAAACGAACTTGAGCGTCAGGCAGTAACTGCGTCTAAAACATTACACGATTTAGCAGCAAGACAGAATAACGTGCAGAACCTTGTGTATGCACGAGGTGAAAGAACAAGCGCAGGCAAAGCGTTTGACGCAGCAAAAAATAACCCTAACCTTGATATGGCTGAGATTACCGCAGCCCAAAAAAGATTAGCCAGTGCCAGACAATTAGTAAAAGATCTTGACCAAGTAAATTTAAAACTAAAGAACTCTGATGCAGTATTATCAACACAGCGTCTTAACGCGATACAACGTACAACAGCGGCGGAAATAACTAGTTTTAGAAGTCAAGTACCCGCAAGTGTAATCAAGGCTCAAGACTCTTACACGAAAGTGTTGATGGATGCCCAAGCGTTACGGAATGATTCTAAAACACAAGATGCGAAAGTCCTTGAATCTGGGATAAAAGAAGCACAAGCGTTAAATGGTCGCATATCGCGCTTAATGACTAATGCCAATGTCACGGACGACCAAAAGACGAAGCTTGCAGATCAACTGACGAAAAAAGAAGGTTTAATATCATCATACACAGATCGGCTACATGAGGTTAAACACGAGAGTAAAATAGGTACAGATTTTGATAAGCAGATGCGGGATTCAGCTGGCATCACAGAAGGTGTTCAGCAGAAACTTGCGAATAAACGTGCATCTGAAGAGGCTAGAAAACGAAACAGTTTAAGCAACTTAGAATCGAATCTACGCGGCACATCCGAATCAGCCCAGTTACGGGAAAGTGTAAAGCAGGATAAGCTAACGTCACGTGCTACGAGCATACTGCAAGAAACAGATAGCTTAAAGCGTCTAAGAAAAGAAATCACGGATATGCCACTTGAGGATTTGAAAAACCTCGGCAAGAGGTATAACGAGATTCAGCATAAAATCAAATTATCACCTGCCAATTTGGGTGACATGAATGATAGACATTTAGCGGATAAAGTAATTGATTTACAAGGTGAATTCAAATCTATTCAAACGTTGGCTCAAAACAGATTAAAGTTTTTATCACCAACGGAAGGAAGATCAGCATCGCGTGGGGAGCAGGTAAAAGCTGCTGAGGTTAAACTTGGTGAACAATTTATCGCTGAAGGGACTAGATTTACTTCTCGTCCAAGAGAAGATATGCGTTTTATCAAGGCTGCTTATCGTAATCGGATGGATGAGACATCTGTAGCTCTTTCACAGGAACAACCAGGCTCAGATAAGCATACCGAGTTGTCACGGAATATGAAAGAGCATGAAGCTGGTTGGAATAAGGCTTCACACGCAGCTAAGGAGTACAGAGGGGTTTTAGGTAAAGTAGGACATGCCTTTGACACTTTAACGCGCTACGGGGCAGTTGGGGCTATTGTATACAACGTAGCAAATGCTATTAAAGAAGTAGTGTCTTCAGTGATAGCGCTTGAAGATGAAATGAAGAATATCCAAGCGATTACTTCTTCATCCGATACACAAATGGCTGTGATTAACCAGTCAATAAAAGACACGGCTGTAACAACAGCATTCAGTATAAAAGAAATTGCTGGGGCGGTGAAAACAGTAGCGCAAGCGGGTGTCGAGATGAAAGACATTCCGAAAACTGTACAAGCGATTGCAGATGTAGCTACTGCAACTGGGAGTCAGTTACAAACGGCTGCTGACATCATCACCACAGTAAAAGAAGTTTGGGATGGAATTGATGTAAGTACGATTGGTGACAGGATTACTCAGGCTGTAAACATATCCAAGTTACAGATTGAAGATTTGAAAACCATCTTGTCTTTGAATGCTGCTGCTGCAAAGTCTGCAAATGTATCACTTGAACAGTCATTATCACTTGATGCTTTGTTAAGAAACTCAGGTGTTAAAGCAAGTACAATTGCAACTGGTTCAACACAGATGTATCGTGAGTTGTTCTCACCTGATAAGAAATTTTCTGACTTCTTATCGAGCCAGTATGCGAAAAAAGGTGAAGATGTAACTGCGGAACAAGCATCTAAAAAATTCTCAGATTACCGAAATTCAGAAAACCCACTTATTCAAGCTGTTGCTGAGTTAAAACGTATTGGTGTTGGTGACTACAAGTCTATTGCAGAGATGGAAAGGGCTTTAGATTCACGTGCATTAAATGTGTTTAAACCGCTCTTGAACAGTAAAGAAAGTCTTGCAGGGCTTGAAGCTCAGATGAGAGCAGGAGCAACTGCTGCGGCTGGTGCTGCAACAGCGTCACACACTACTAAAAAAGCATTTGAAAACTTAGGTGATCAAGTTGAAGTTCTTGCTGATGCTATTGGTGAGCCTTTCTTAAAACCGCTTACAGCTGTTATCAACAAGCTGAAAGAATATGCAGGTGATGCTGCGTCTGATTTAACCATTGAGAATTCTAAGGATAAGCGTAACGCTAGGAATTTCAAGGAATTACCAGGCGATGCAAATAACCCCAACCACTCAAGAGATGCTGCGCGAGTAAAGAATTCAAAAGAAGAAGATTATTTTAGAAAAACAGGTGTAGTGATTGGTGCAGGTATGGCGGACTTGCTTGCACAGCAAACAAAAGGTATGGAGAAACCGACTAAAGAGTTGGAATCCCTAAAGAATTATACTGATTCACCTGATTCACTTTTGACATACTTCAAGGATTCACAGGCTAAAAAGGACGTACTTAACGCCACAATCGTTGATACAGTTGGAGGTGATAATAGCCAGAAGCTAAGTGAACAGTTATTACAACAGTTATCGAAAGCAGACCCATCGAAAGATAACAGTGATTTGATTGAACAAATCAAGACACAATTCCGAGGTACAAATAGTGTTTCTTCTGAGAGTTTTAGTAAACTTGTACTGGGTGCAAAAGAAATAACAGAACCACTAACAGGCACAGTTAAAGGTTTACGCGACCTTTATATGAGTCTCGTTACTTCAGAAGAAGAGCTTTCTAAATCGGGAAAATTAGAGCTTGAAGCAATATCTGAACTCATTAAAAATCCTGTTTTTAAAGGGGCGATTGTTGACAACAAGGCACTAACCCCTGCTCAAGCTGAAGAATTTATTAAGGCGGTACAGGAGAAAGTTGCGCCTGTTGCGAGACAAGCACAAGAAGATTTAAAGACTAAAGCTGCACTAAACATCGGGCAACAAACATTAGAAGTTGGAAACAGCGAAAACCCTGATGAAAAGAATGTGTTCACAGCTACTCGGAATGACAACATACGTTCTGCGTTGGAAGCGAATGGAAAAGAATTTGCAGGTGTTTTAAAAACTCAAATCACAAATCAGGTTAAGGACTATAAATTTTCTCCTGCTGTGGAATCTGCGCTTCTTCTTGATGCGAATAATCAGATAGAAACAGTATTACAAGAGTTGAATAAAACTGTTTCAGAAAAAGCTGAAGCATTGATTGTTGCTTATACTGATCAGATTTCCAATTTAGATTTAATCCCTATTGAGAAAAGGGAGCCTGAGCAACAACGTGCAGCTGGTGTTATGTTTACGGAAGTTAAACGTCTTAGTGGAGGGATGAAAAAACACCAAGACATCGTAAATGAAGCGGCAAGTACCTTGGGTGTTGATCCGTTTGAGATTGCTGCGAGAGGACAGCATGAAAGTAATGGGAATGAAAAAGCCCAGAACCCAGAACCTGGTTCGTCTGCACGGGGGGTAATGCAGCAGCTAAACATCTCAAGAGAACAAGTTAAACAGTGGGGATATGATAAGCAGTTTGGTTTTGGTATGGATCCGTTTAATGCTAGGGATAGTATTTTCGGTGGTGCTTCAATCATCAAGGGCTTAACTGAGAAAGAAGGCTTCAAAGATGAACAACAGCGCCAGCTTGCGTATCATGCAGGACCAGCGTTAGCTCGGGAGTTGATAAAAACTACAGGTGGTGATTTCAACAAATTACCTGAGCCGTTCAATTCTGCATTAAAAGAATACAATGCGATGAAGGCTGATTTGATTCGTCAAAATCAAACTCAGGGAAAATTAGATTTACCTGATGCCGAAAAGACTGTTGATTTAAAAGTATCCCCGAATGTAGCCCACTCGTCTACAATTCTTAAAAATACTAAAGCAGCAGAAGACGCTAGGAAAAAGCAGGTGTACACGGAAGCTAACAGTGTAGAAATCGAGGCAAGAAGACTCGAAATGACACAGATGCAGCTTGATTTTAAGAATGATAAAAAGAATGACGATAATGATGCAGCAAGAGCTGAGTTTAGTGCAAAGTTGTATGAAAAACAGTTAGTTGATTTAAACGGTGCTATTGATTGGGCAGAGAACACTCAGGATTTTCCAAAAACCAAAGTAGGACATAAGGCAAGGGCAGCAGCTATTGCTAAAGCGCAACAAGCAAAGCAAGATGCGGATATAAGCCAAGCTGAAAGCCAGTCTAAGTTAACTAGAACTGATGGGAGAACGCCGTTTAATGAGAACGATCCTAAGTATGTCGCGTTTAGAAATCAGTCTACTGATGCTGAAATTAAAAAAGCCAATTACATTGCGGAACATGGTGGTTCTTCGGGTAAACAAGCACAACCGATACTAGACGCTTTTGATGCAGAGAAGAAAGCTGGCGTAGATGGTATGGCAGCTATGAAGCTGGAGCATACCCAAAAATTCAGAACCAATGCAAACGAAGAACGTGATGGTTTAGGGACAGATGCAAAGGTCGCAGAATTAAAAAGGCAGCAGGATAAGTCCGATGCAGAATTTGCTCTGACGAAGAAAAAACGTGAAATAGAAGCTGCTAGAGTTCCGTTTAATGAGTCAGACCCTACTTATAGAAGTCACGAAAAGGCTGCTGTAGACCTTGGCGTTGAAATGGACAACTTGGCAGCAGCTAATAAACATGACCCTGCTTTAGACTCTAAGGATAAAGAAAGAACTGCCCATATCGTAGCCAACCTTAATGATAAGTTACAGAAAAGTCTTGCTTATAGCTGGAACGATGTTGAAAAGGAATTAGGGAAAGATACAGCTGAACGTGATGACATCACTGCTAAGATTGCTAAAGAAAATACAGATTTAGCTAAACGTATCAAAGAACGCTCGATTGAATCAGTTCTTAAAAATATCCAAACTGAGCTGAAGGTTCTGGATAAAACGATTGAGTTGAATGATACGAATTCAAAGGTTGCAGAGGACTCAGGAAACTTAACACTGTTCAATGAACTTGAGGCACAGAAAACTAAGTTAGTTGAAGATCGTAGACTCAAGAAAATAGAAGAAATCAAGGCAAACCCTGACAAAACAAATCAGGCTCAGGATTTGATTGATGCTGCAGATGAAGCGAAGAAAGCGAAAGAAGCCTTGCATGATGTTGGGTCATTCAATACTTTGGAAGCAGCAAAATTATCTAAAGTAGTTGATAAGCCTATTGAAGGAGCTTCAAGAAAAGGTCGTCAGGACGCATTAGGACATACGCAGTACCTTTCAGACCAGAAGGCTCAAAACACACGTGACATGGGTGCACAGCAGGCGAAGTTAGCTGATTACCTTGAAAGAATTTCAACATTACAACCTGCTGCCCAATCCACGGATATAAACATTAGTGAAAAAGCGAAATTAGACATTGAGCAGTTAGGAAAAGAAGCTGATATTGCGAGAGCAGAAATTGCCAAGCTGGGTGTTGTGGCTGAGGATCTCGCGCCAACCCTTGCAAATCAATTAGGTCAAATTTCAGCGAGTAACATTGGTGCTGAGATTGATAACCTGAATGGCTCATTGAAGAATTTAGATAAGAATCTGACTTCGCGTGCTGTGCAGTTTGCTGATGCTGTATCGGGTGATCTTGCTGATTCTACGATAAAGGCTGCTGAAGGGTTGCTGGGCTTCAAGATTGCTACGAAAGAAGCCACTGATGCGTTACTAAACGTAATGGATAAGAAAGGTGACTTAGCCCTTTTACAAACAAATCGTATTGACCTAGCACAAAAGATTGCATCAGTACGGATGAACGAAGTTGACCCTGTCGCTCAGGAAGCGCAAATAAAAGCCGCCACGGACGCTCAGGTACAAGCGGAGCAACTAGCTCAGTTCCAAATAAACGAAGCGCAGAAGGCAGCCGACAAGGTTGCATTTAATGAAAGCTTTGCGGGTAAACTCCAGTTAGCGGGAAAAGACTTAATTGAGGGTGCGGTTAAAGATGTAATCAAAGCGGAAGTGACAGGATTATTCTCTGATGCTTTAGGGTCTGCTCCGACAAAACCTATTTATGCTGAAGTCACAAACTTCCCAGAAAAAATGGGCGGGACTGGTGCTTCAACGTCTCCCACAGGTTTAATTGGGACTGCGTTTAATAAAGTAAAGTCTTTCTTTACTGACACATCTGGTGGAACAACACCACCTCCGTCAGAAGGACTGATTCAAGATCAAGGAACTGCACCTAGATTTGACAGCACATCAGCATCGGGAGTTACGATTTCGCCATTGGCTGACCAAACTTCCTCGATTGTTGGTGAATTTACAGACGGTACCTCGATGGCGGGTGGTGGTGGTGCGGCTGTAGATGCACTCGGAACGGCTGCTGAGACAGGTATTTTCGATGGTATGTCGAAAACTTGGGATGAGACAAAGACGATATTCACAGACTTCACTGACGTAATGGGAGACAAACTTGATGGGTTTGTCACTGGGTTAGGAGCTACGTTATTCTCAGCATTAGGCGTAAGCAAAAAAGAGTCAACGCTTGATCAGATAAAGAAGTGGACAGGAATTGCTAGTTCTGTATTAGGTCTTGCAGCAGGAGCTGGTAAAGCCTTTAGTGGGTTAGGCTCGATTGCTGGCGATATAAATATGGAGACATCAACTTTCGATGGACCTGTTCAGTATAACGCTGCCACGGGTGGTTATATTACTGGTCCTGGCTCAGGTACGTCAGACTCTATTCCTGCTATGTTATCCAATGGTGAATATGTTATTAAAGCTGACGCGGTTCGGCATATTGGTAAAGATGTTTTGGATAACTGGAACGCTATTTCACGTGCGCCTGTACATCGCGCTACGGGTGGTGCGGTTGGTACATTAAGCCCATCCAGATTAGGCTATGCTGCACCAGCTCCAGCACAACAAGCTCCAGCAGGTGATACTAACATTCGAGTAGTCATGGTTGATGACCAACGAAGAGTTGGTGATTTTATAAATTCTTCAGAAGGTGAAAAAGTGTTAGTAAACTTTATGAAACGTAATAGTACAATGATGAAACAGGTGGTTAAATAATGCTTACTAATAGTCAGATTTTATTGGGGTATGGCGAAATTTTTGGTACAAGTTATACCCCCGCACAAGTCGAGATAAGTTTTTGGGCGAATCGAAGTGGATTCACAATTGTTAATTTGCCTGCGATGATTTGTCGGCATTACTTAACTGAGGCGATGACAGCAGATTACCTTGATTCGCCTACACTGAAAGCCCTAAAACTCCGAGCGCTACATTATCTTTATTACTCGCCGACTACTGAATTGTTACACCCTATGGCGAACTGGACAACACCAGTTATAGAGAGGGTAAGTTTTCACACTGACATTTTACAATCACGGTATGGTCGTGAGACTCGTCATGGTTTAGTGTACTACCCAAAGATACAACTTGAGTACGACATTCTCGTGTATTTTGAGCTGTACCAGCATTTTGTGAATCAGGTCAATTACATACAAGGTAGAACTATTGGGATTCCTCAATGGCATTTAATGAAGGTATTAACCCACGCATTAGTTGACTCAGGAAATCTCTTAACAGACGGTGAATTAGTCCCTGGTAAGTACATATTATTCGCGTCCTACGCGCATACTGAAGAAGTTGAACTTGAGTTAACAGGTGGTATTCTTTGGTTTAAGAATCAAGTAGAAATGGATTTGAATACCACACCCTGGATTGTGCCAATATCCAAGGGAAGTATAAGGGATAAAATATCCTTATCGATGATTTCAGCAGCAGCTGCTACAGGTAAGGTCTCTGCGGATATTAAACCAAACGGTGGGGATACTCGAAACATAGCCAAAGTATTGCCTAAGATCGGAGACTACCCTATATTCAATGAAGAGTTAAATTGGGTGACTCCAGCAAGTATGGATTTGATTAGACCTACTACGCTTTTGGATTACGGCACGGGTGTAACAGTTGCGTATGACTTACATATGTACTCTGATACGCTAAGGACGTTTACATTTGTGGGCAGGAAAGGTGCGTTTGGGGTTAGGGATATGTTTTACCAAATGAAGGGAAAGCTTAAAGCCTTTTACTTACCGAGTTTTACAGCTGATATGAATCTAATAAAGGGGTTTAAGTATTCGCATGTCACACAAAGCTTTCAAGTTGTAGCTGCAGGGCTTGCTGATGCATACACGTTGGCTAACCTCACCAAATTTCTCTATGTAAAATTTAAAAATAGAGAACCTGTTGTATGTAAATTTGGTCAGCCAGTTGAACATAACGGCATAGAAACTGTACCTGTGTTCGCAACGAATGGAAGTGCTGATCCTTTCCCGTTTGATTGGACTGAAGATGATGTAATTAGTATAAGTTTCTTGACGTTAAGCAGGTTTAACTCTGATATAATAGAAATTAGTTGGATTACACCTGACTTGTATCAGGCTTCCGTCACGTTCACAAACATACAGCAATAGCATGAGTACAATAACCTTTAGCCCGTTTAAAGAAAATACATCCGCAGCAGGGCAATTCAGTCTTGATTCTGATGTAATTTTAGTCGGGGATGTATTTTACAACAACATGTCCGAAGGTAGTGTTGGTATTCCAGGCTGGACAGCAGAACTAATCATCGCAGATACTCCGAGTACAGCAACACTGAGAGTGTATCCTGGTCCAGGCAGACCCGTGGGGCTTATAACTGGGAATGTAACTTTAGATTTCTTAACTTCTGATGCATTTTATATAGGTGAATTACCTATAGATATTCCTGTCTCCTTAGCATTTTCTGTTGATGTTAGCGTGTACGTCCCTCCCGTATCTAATTTACCTGTATCGCCTGCAACATCTACAACTTTAGCTAGTAACGCCTTGTTTCTTGAGTATGAAAAATCAGCTGTCAATGAGCCAATCGATGCTTACGAGTTTTCATACGGTGGGGTAGGGTTTGAAGAAGGATTATTATTCTATCGTTACACATCGGGTAATTTTCTTGTAAAAATAAATGGGAATGTCTATGCACCTGAACTGATTAGACGATCAGAACTCAGGCAAACAACGGATATTTCAAAAGGGCAGTTAACACTCACTGTATCAAAGAATAATGATATAGCGAAGATGTTCATAGCAGGTACGCCATCTACTGTTATTTTCGTCAGGTCATACAGAGGATTTGTTAATAAGAATGGTGACTACGATTTTATTGTTCAGTATCACGGTAGAGTTAGTGCCTGTTCTTTTACTGGGTTTGAAGCGTCAATCGACTGTGATTCGCTTTATGTGTCTATAAAACGTCTTGGGTTACGTCAATACTATGAAACAAGTTGCTGCCATGCTTTATATGACATGTCATCTTGTAAATTAGCGAGAAGCACAAAGGCTAACTTAGTGATGGATTACACGCTGAATTCATATAGAAATAGCTTGGAGATACGGGATGCTGGCGTGGTAGCCCAACCAGCAGAAACTACGGCTCGTCAAGCAGGAACTAATTTGTTAAACCCTGTTCTTGATGGAACTACAGGCGAAGTCGTATCATCTGGAACTGGCTGGTTTACAGGTGGGATGTTAGAACTCCCCGATAAAACGCTCCATATGGTCTCATCTCATACGAAAGAATCTGGTGTAGTAGTAATTCACTTAGTCAGGTCTATCCCTGTAGCCCAGCTTGTTGAGGGTAATTTGAAAATATACCCAGGCTGTGATCACACGACTGTAACTTGCTCCAAATTAGGAAACATTCTTAATTTTGGTGGATTCCCTTGGTTAACACCATCAAATCCGTTTGAAGGTACACATGTACCTATGGGTTAAGTATGAATGGATTAGCTGAAATTTTACAGTCACGAGGAGATATGCCGTGGATGTTAGAGATTGAAAAGCGAATGCAAGAAAGCGGTGAAGCATGTGAATTACCTGTAGAACACTACAGGATTCCTGGCGTGTACGTGAGATGCCTGTTCATACCAAAGGGAACTTGGTTAGTCGGGAAGATACATAACGCACCAAAGATTTCAGTATTGCTGAAGGGAAAATTAGATGTAACTGACGGTTTAACAACAGTGACGATAACCGCACCAAATACGACTATTGATGCACCTGGGACAAAGCGTATGTGTCATGCACTTGAGGATAGTCTATTTTTGAATATACATCACACACATGAGAGTGATTTAAACTTGATTGAAGAAGAATTAGTTTCAGATACCTTTAAGGAATTTGAACAGAAATATAAAGGAGATACGTTATGTCTTGGGTTGTCGTAGCAATAGTTGGTATCGTACTGGGCGTTATATCTATGGGGATTAGTATTTACCAAATGATGACAGCAAAAACGCCAGAACCACCTGTCCCACCTGCACAGAATATCAGTTACATACCAACAGCTGAACAAGGGAAGGCTGTACCAATTGTATTTGGTACTCGAGTAATTACTACGCCGAATGTAGTTTGGTGGGGTAATCCAAGAGCGTTACCTAACCGTGTTAACGTACAATGATAGTCACAATCGAAGATGTTAGAGCAGCAGGATTCTGTGTAAAGGGCATTAAGTACCACGCTGAAACTCTCGGCTTGGATTTCAAAAAGTTATTAAGGGAAGGATATACTGTGCAAGAAGTTGAACATTTAAAAGGTGATGCTTTTATATCCAAAATTATCAAATATAAAGAAGGAGTTGCATAATGGGCGGTAAAGAGTCAGGCGGTCCCATAACCATTGGTTATCATTACTTTTTGAGTATGCAGTTAGCCATTTGTAAAGGACCCGTAGATTATGTAAAAGATATTCGCTCGTATGAAAACGTCATTATTCATGGTAAAAATGATATAGAACAAACTAGTTTGCGACCATCTTTAAGAAGTGATGGGAGTTATAACACGGATGATTTACTTTCTGTGAATGTAGAGCATCCAAATATCTATGGTGGGGTTAAGCGAGAAGGTGGCGTGGGTGTGTCGGGTACGGCTAATGGGAGTACCGTGTACTTAGCAAATGGTGGGTATTCCCAACCGCGTATGACACGTCTCGCTGAGTTAGTTGCAGGTACAGGAGAAAGTCGTAATGCTATTACATCGTTTGGAGCTTCACCTAGTGCTTACGTTCCGATTACATCCTTCACTTTAAAAGACTTAGCACAGCATTTAAGATCAACTGTTATGGCTACTCCGAGTAATGTGGATGTAGCAACAACATTAGTTGCAGAAGATATACAGATTCTTGTAGAAACAAAAGTAGTTACGGATCCAGTTACAAGTGCGCCTGTATCGACTACAGAGGAGAAGAAAGTAGTCGTAGCAACGACAACAACTACGACTCAAACGTCAGTTGTTCCTGTTACTCAGAACGCACTGGTAAACGAGGTTGGTTACGCTGATAGATTATCCGCATACCGAGGAATTGCTTATTGTGTGTGGGATGACTTGCATTACCAGACGAATTCCTCACGACCCAAGCCGTGGAACTTTAAAGTCTGCCGTGTACCGTTTCGACTTGCTAAAACTAAAGCGGGTAAAGCTATAGGGGTAATCAATAATGATACAAAGGATAACGTCAACTCTATAGCACTCATGGGTGGTGCGGATATGGGGAGTGTGTCCAAGAAAGGGGGAGTGGGAGACCCTTCTTTCAAGATAAACGATATGCTCGTGACTTTCCCATGGAAGAAAACGGCTTACTACACATCTAATGGTCCAGCAGGTAAACCATATGCACTTGATCAGTTTTACTGGAATGCAAAGGTAATCTGGACTGGTCGCAAAATTACAGCTGACTCAGGTGTAAAAACAGTAGTCCCACCTAGTGTTGTATCGTGGGCGTATTACGAGTTGACTACGGGGCTTAACGAGTCGGGGACTTCATCACAAGTGTGGGTAAAACTGGAATGGACTCAGGCTTTCTGTGCTGCTATCAGTAGCTCTTACTACGCTTCTGCGGAGGTAATGTTCAGCCAAGCAGATAAGTTAGCTGAAATTGCATCCCAATCTGTAGCATCAAATGACGGGCGTAAAGCATCACATGAAGAAGCAAACCCAGCCTTGATCATACTTGAGTGCTTAGTTAGCCCTGAATATGGAATGTCATACCCATTAGAATTCATTGATTTTGATTCTTTTGAATTTGCTGCGGAAACACTAGCTACAGAAGAATTTGGGATGTCTGCGGTATGGGAAAACAATGCTACTGTGGAGGACTTCATAAGCACAGTCATTCAGACGATCAATGCGGTTTTATATGTACATCCGCTAACAAGCAAATTCACGCTTCAACTTATCCGTAAGTGGACTGGAAATAAGAAACTGGCGAATGAATATAACGTCTTGGAGATGAGAAGTTTTGCAAGACCCGCAATATCGGAACTTACAAACCAAGTTACGTTACAGTGGACAGATGCGATCTTGGGTACTCAGCGTTCAATGACTGTGCACAATACAGCTATGAGAGAAATGCAGGGAGGTATCATTGGTACGATTAGAAATTACGTAGGGATTACGTCTGATAAACTCGCAAACCAATTAGCTGCAAGGGATTTAGCTATTTTATCTCAGCCATTAGCAACCGTGGAGTTAATTGTAAACAGAGATTTTATGGACTCTCATCTTGGCGAGGTGATTGAATTTCACTGGTTAGACCTTGGCATCGAAAGCATGATCTTGCGTATTGTGGATATTGGATATGGTTTAATTGAAGATGGAAGAATCACGCTGAAGTGTGTTGAAGATGTGTACAACGTAGGTATTGCCTCTTTCATTCCCATGTCTGAGCCTGAAATGGCAGCAGTAAAAACAGACACTGCTCACATACCCGTGGAGTATGACTTAGTAAACTTAAACTATGTTGATTTGCTCAGATTAAGATTACAGGCAGGTGCTACAACTTCCTTTGATTACGTTGATACATCAGGTGGTGCTATTGCAGCTTTCTGTGGAGCAAAAACCGAGAATGAAAAGATATTTGAGTTGGCAGTTAGAAGTACCATAGGCACAGGAATTATCGAAGTAGATAATACCCCATCAGATTACACACACCCTGAAAATTCTAAGTTGTACAGAACTATTGGAGTCTACGATACTGTCCCTTATGCTGAAACAAGCGTTTTAGCCCATCGCCATGAAACAGTAATCCACCTAAACGTAGAGGTAAGTTTGCTGTTACAAACCGTTAAAGGTCAAGATGTGTATGCTTATTGTAACGGGGAATACTTGCAAATCATTGAATTTGGGGTTAACTACGAAACAGTAACTGTTGGACGTGGATGTATATCATCTGTACCACAAGAAATTCCTGTAGGGTCTACTATCTGGTTTTACAGCCAAGATTTAGACAAAGTTACTATTGATATTGAATGGGTAGCGAAGCAACAGATTGGTGGAACCATGTTCCCTGTCTCGAATAATAACCGCCTTAAAGATGAGAATGCGCCACCTACGAAAGTTGTTACAGTGAATTCAAATTGGGCAAACCCTTACCCACCTGCAAGCATTGGTGTTGAGTCAGATGATAGCGGATACATGCGTATTCACTGGAAGCATAGGGATGCTGTGGCACAACAAGACAAGTTGTTAAGCGAGTCTGATGCGGGTATGCCAAGAAGACCAGGTATTTACTATGCCATTCGTGTACTGACTACGGATGGAAACCTAACTCCTAACCCAATGAATATACCCAGATACGTTGGTGCAAAGAATGTTACAGGTGGATTTGATACTGAATATGTGACCTATGACATGGTGGATAATTGGTGGGCTTTGCCTGTTGTGGTTGTTGCGGTAAAAGCAGTAGAAGGCGAGTTACACAGTGACTGGGCTTACGTTGAGTACAATACAGTAACAAACACTGTTACGAATAAAAGTTACCCACAAAGCTTCTTTGGTACGTTCACGCCAGTTACAATGGACTTGATGACTAAGCTCCGTGTAGAAGTTAGTGGTGATTTTGACTATGACCCAGATCAAAGTAGGTATGAATTTGAAGGTGAGGAGTTAAAACTGTCTTTTAAAACAAACATCAATACCATCCTTGAAGATGAAAAGATGTTCCACTCTCAGGAAGAGCTTGATTCGTGGTTTAAAAGATACCGAATTGATTTCTACAACCTAGAGACGGTAGTACCAAAACTGAACAGTAGTGGCGTTGTAATTCCTGGAGAATTTACTTCCCCAATCCTTGTCACAAAGTACACTAAAGAAGATTACTTTAATTACGTGCTTCACGATAACGCTTCAGATCATAAGAATGCGGCTCAGGTGCACGATAATTTACCATCACCAACTTTTGGGTTTATGGTGTACGTTGAAGATATTCATGGGAATTTAAGTTTAGCCCACTCCACAGTAAAAACTAAAGCTGGTGAAACGTTTAACACTCCTGATTCTTTCACTACCGTAACAAGCTCTACAGGTTTAAAAGTACCAAGTAATGCGCCTAGACAGGGCTTAGTTGCCATTCTTGGAACAACAGCAACTTTGACTAGAGACGCTACTATTTCTAAAGACGTAAACTATTACTATGTTAGGAAAGGTACTGTAACAGCAGTAGACGTAACGCCTGTGTACAAGTTTAATGTACTAGGGGCAACTGTTATTGATTCTGTTTTAGACATGACAGGACTAGATGTAATCCACCCTAAAACTTTAGATATAACTCGGCTGGAAATGGACACGATAACTAACTTAACTAAAGAGGTTCAAGTAACAAAATGAAACTAATACCTAACGAAATTTTCATCGATGAATTATCAAATAGAACTTATTTTAATGACAATGGTAAATTAAGACTTATCGCTACGATAGGAGCCCCTGCGGGTTCTCCTATTGAGTTAGACGGCATTACAGTTGAAGAACTAGTCACGACTAAAGCCGATTTCTACGCTGATAATAACCTGATTACCACACCAATTACTGATGCTCTCACGAGTGTAGTTTTTTCAACCCCAACAGACGTAGGTGACGGCACGGTTGATTTTCGTGCTTCTTGGAAGTGGGAACACGTGGATGTTAACGGTAAAATCGTTCAACCAATAGACGGGTTTTTTATTCAGGTTGTAGGTTCTACAGCAGACGTAGCCGCAGATTTCACACTCAATAGCAAAACGTCAGGTGACATCATAAAGTTCTTACCTGCTGTGGGAGGTGATCATAAGACGTTTCATTACACGTTTAATGGCGTAATGAATTCTTTTTACACGATGAGAATCACGCCGTACAGAACTGTGAAAGCGTTATTAGCTTCTGAGGCTACAGTTATTTATGGTCCACCCACAACATCAAGCAGAACACAAAGCTATGCGTTAAAATTCAATAACATAGACGTATCAGCATTAAGCATATCTTACAATAATGTCATAGAAGATGGAGTAATTGAGCCATATGAAAAAAAGTTCTTTGTACTCCCTTACTTAGCCAAAATAGCGACAACCCCAGATTCAGAATATAGTAATGTCCTTGCTAAACTAGCTGGACTTACGGGGATACCTGCTAGTCTCACGAGCAACATAACAACAGCCAGAAATGCGCTTAACCAGTTGTTGACTCAAACATACCACGAGGCAAAGCCAGATAACACAGCAAGCACGGTTATGTCTGATCTTTTAACTGGAGCGAATCGGAAAAAGACGCATCTTATTTCTGACAAAGCTTTATTCCTCGCTGTGTTTGACACGTATGAGAAAAGCCTAATTTCTATTGACTTTGCGATTACACTTTTCTTGCTAAACGCAAATGATCAAGCTCAAGGCTTAATTTCAACAATCGCTGACTTAATTATGGACGTTGGAGAGCTTGTTAGTTTAGACGCTCGCTTCCAAGCAGTAACTGATTCTTACAATAACCATTTGATGGCTGCGGCGGTAACGAAAGCTAGTATTACACCAGTTACTACAGCGTTTAATAACCTTAAAACAGGGCTGACTACACCCAGATTTACATTGTCTGCACTTAACGTAACGTCAAGTTCAGCAGATACACCGTTTCTGCCAAAATTGAATGGTGGTGCTTCGAGTAGTTTAAGGCGTATTTTTGTTGATCGCGTAGACGTGATTACTTTTTATAACCTATGGGATGCTTGGTATGCCGCATCAGACGCATTTGATGTAGTAACTAAGGCAGCATCAGAATCGACTTTAACAAGTATTTCTTCATTTGACCATAGTACGGACTACCGTATAAACCTATTATCTCAGTTGGATAAAAAATGGGGTCTTATTTTAACCAATAGCTTTCAGTCTACGTTGCTTAACTGGCTAGATGATACATGGGAGAAGAAAAATAACAAACTAATGGTGAACAATAACGTAACAAATACGTTAACTACCTTACGGGCACAACTCCTAACTCTGCTCAATGCTAATCAAGATACATTTAATACGAAAACTTATGTATTTGCACAAGACGTAACAACTATTAAGACTTTTAAGGGTAACAATGCGTATATTATCTTAAAAAGTATTACCTCTTTAGAGTCTCTGTTTAACAAAGCTGTTGAGATGTATGTTGCTAAACAAGCATTAGCCATAAGTTTAGGGTTGAGTCTAAGTCAAATTTATTCTGACTCAAAAACACTTGCACTATTTCTTGCTGCGAACACTTTACTCGTGTTTGTAAAAGGTGATCAGTATGTTGACAAACTTACAGGATTACGAAGTCATTACGATGGCACAACCTGGGTTGTGGACTCTATCAGTGTTGACTCAAATATCCCAGATGGTGGTGCAGATTTTGCAACTTTAAGCGATTTGTTAGCGAAAACAGCGAGTTTCGGTAACGATTCTGTTATCTCTATTGCTGAAAAAACATCTGGATCGGGTAGTTTACAATCTCTTCTTGATACAGCAAGACTTGAATCGGAAAAATTTACTGCTGATATTGCAAAGTACAACATAACAACAACATACGCGAGTAAGTTTGCAGCATTAGAAACTATGTTGACGGTTACTAGGCATGAGATGCTAAAACCTAATTTAAAATCGTATAGCCCAAATTGGTACAGACGTATGTTTGGTACGGGTACTTCAGTCTACTTTGCTAATGGTAGTTCTGGGGGGTATGTAGGTGGTAGTGACACGAAATGTAATAACAAGGTTGATCCGATTGCGTTTAATTTAGTGATTGCTGATTACCTTGCAGTGCGTGTGGCGTTAAAGTCAGCTATTACTGAAGCCGCAAAACTCGTAATTGAGCCTACCGCAACAGTAGTTACGACAGATCCAGAAACTCAACTCCCTGTGACTGTGACCATTGTGGATTACATGAAAGGTGTGGACACAATTCTTGATGATGACGTGATTGTTAGTAAAGAAAAGACAGGATTGAAGGCAATTCTTGATGACGCTAAAGCTGAACACGCTGATGTGTTAGAGCGATACAGATTCTACGGTGTCCCTGATGCAGGGTACACATCAACTTACAATGCTTTAGTTACTGCGTTGGAGGTTACTCGTTATCAAATTTGTGACATGCCAGGCAAAAAACTTGTGGTTAATCGCTTCAGTCGCTTGCTGGGTATTGAGAAAGAGGAATACACATCAACGGGGGTAATTAACAACACAGGTGGAAGAGCTTACAAAACCTGTTACCAAAAATCACACTTAATAACTGATATTGCAGCATTCAGAGTGGTTATTGCTAATTACCAGTTGAGGAGAAATACAGCCGCTAAATTGCATGAAAGAGGGAAATGGGTAGGTTCTGCTACAACTGCTGGGGCTATTGCAGTTGATAAACCAAAAGTACCTGGATCATTTTATTGGAACCCTGACGTAGGTCAAAAACGGCTATACGGTGTCCGTTCAAGTTTTTGGGTATTAGTTGTGATACTCGCGTCTGCAAATGAAGGGTACGGTAACTTAGATGCTGGGCAGACACCTGATAAAGGGACGGGGGCAAACTCAACTATCATTCGTTTCTACGACACTCAAAATGGGTTATACTACACCAGAAGAAAGACAACAGATAGCTGGTCATTAGTAGACATAACAAAACCGATCACTATCTACGGAACCACGTTACCAGGAACAAACTAGATGTCGGATATTGTGTATATTGGAGATATTTTTATAAACGGAGGTACTTCTAGTATCTCTGCCCCTGGGGGTGTAATGATCCCACCAGGAGAATCTGCTAAATGGAATGGTAGTGTTTGGGAATTGTTGAAGACACCTTGGAGTGCGGTGGATGGGTTGAACAAAAGGATTCACTCCGATAATCCTCCAAGTACGTCTGGTCTAACCGTTGGTGATTACTGGGTAAATACAGGACCAAATCAGACATTCACGGCGGGTGGAAAAACATATGACATAGATACAAACGGCGAGGCAGTGTGGGACGGGACACAGTTCAAAATTTTAACAAGTGTTTCCTACGACAAAATAACGGACCCAACCAGTGCGGATGGTAATAACGGCGATGTGTGGGTAAACAAAATAAAGGGATTTGTTTATAAAAAATCCTCTGATGTTTGGGATTTGAAAGGGACAATAAATAAAAAATTCACGGGTGCAAGCGGAACAACCTTGCCATCTTCTGTTGCAGCAGAAAAATTCTTCTTACTTGCATCTGGAACCATTTCAAGCAAGAGCTACAGTCTCTACAAAAGCGCCTCGGGGGGCTGGGTTAATATAAACGCTCAAGCAACGATGTCAGATGAGTTTTTCTCTGAAACCACAAATACTTTGTTTTACAAAACTTTAGATAACTGGGAAGCTAGAGCAAAAACTAATGCTGTGTTCAACACTGACGGAGAAGGAAATGAGCCGCTTGTCTACCCTTCAAACTCTTCTGCTGGAGATATTGTAATTCACACCAACACTGCCCCTGGTGCGGAAAATGGGAGAAAAACAGTTTTTATATCTTATGAAAGTGCGTTGGAGCAAATACGCTGGAAGGCAGCATCAAATCTGGTAACACACTCAAGCCACTTAACAGATGTGGCTGATATATTAAACACCAAAATAATAATTGATTCTGGGGTTTTGAAAGGTATAGGCTCTGCAGGCGTTACAGTTGATAACGCTGTGCAAAAATGGTCGCAGGTTGTAAACGACAACGGAAAAAAAGCAGTGGACGGAGCAACAAAAAATACTGGTTTGTTTGCTAATATCGAAGGTCAGTTGACTCCAGACATGAACATAACCAATTACATTGCCCCAGAGACTTTAGGGACAGTGAAAATGGCTACATTTTCCTCTATATTTCCGTTAACACCTGCATCGCTAACGCAAACTCTTGGAAGCACTTTCGCTACAGGGGAGCTGGTCCTGCCAGTCAGAACAGGATACTCGGTAAAGTATGCACTTATATTTTCTGGGGATGTTAGGGCATGGTCTTTTTCCTCTGGGGATTATGCAGACTGCGTCTTTGCTATTTACAAAGGTACGGTGAAGGATGGAACAGCAGTTAAGTTGCTGGATTCAGCGGTCACGGTTGGTTCTCCGCCAAAATACGCGAATTTCTCTGTAAGTTATAGTCTTACCGTTGCGGCAGGAGAAGCAGTGAAGATTTTCGTATCTGCAGGTGTATTGAGTAAATCTGCCAACGCCTCGGCATATGTATCGTCTAATGACGTTAGAGTAGTCGCAATAATGCAGGTGGCATAATGGAAAGTACAATCAGTCTTGACGTTAACATACTCAACAGTGATGGGTTTAGCGGCGATGAGAAAAAAACTGCACAAGATCTTATTGTTGACGGGAGTTTAGGCACAAAGATAGGAATAGTAGCAATAAATGATTACATCCCAGACACACCTCCAGACCCTCCTGCGGTACCGAAAGTCTACGTGTACTCCAGTGCTGCCGACATGGTGTCGCTGGCAAATCAAACATCTATAGCCTCAATAGTTGAAGATGCAATTGGCTCGACGATAAACAGCTATGACCGTCTTATTGCCGAGGCAAATACATCTCACCAGGCACTTAGCGGCTTGTCTACTGTGGTAGAACCTGGTGGCGTGAGTATTCGGACGAATATAGCTTATTTTGGCTTTAAAAACTCTGGAGACCTGTCTAGTTTTGTATCCAGTATCGGCATAACTACGGGCATAGTAGTATCAGTAACCAACATACTGTTCGCGTCTGTCTCAGACGCTGATTTGTTTGTTGCTAAGGAAAGAGAATATCGCTGGAGTCTAATTGCGAAAATAGAAAAGCTAGATTTCCTAGTTAAGTCAGCAACTCTGAACACACCATCCATCTCTGAAGACTCTCTTCAGTATGCTTACACTAGGAAGTTTTTAAGAACAACGGATAAAGAGATAGACTATAAAAAGAAGGACGGTGCATTATGTTTTGAAATCGACTACTTTATGAACCTCAGCATGGTCTACTACGCTTATGTATGTGGTCAAATGCCGCTTGATGCTTCTTACGCCTATGAGACCGTTGCTGCTCCTGACCCGCAAGACCCTAAAAAACTTATCATCACTCCAATGTTTTTTGAAGATGATTACGAGGTTGAAGGAAACCATGTAACTTTAAGATGTACAAGAAGCGGATTTATAACAATTAGAATATCCACTCAAGCCCAAAGGGATGCGTTTGCAAACAACGATATAGTGGTCCCTGGTGTCACAAGAATAAACGAAGAGAGTTTTTACATCTGGTTAAAAAAACTACCAGCTCTGCCAATTACACTGTTTGTCAATTTGAAAATGATGAACATTGATGAAATCCCAGAAATAGCAGCCGTATTTGGAAAGACTACAGGAATCACAACGTCCGACCCGAGATACCAGGCTGCATTAAGGTATGAACTTGAAAAAGAACAAGAGGCAAAAGACCTTTTAGACTTTAAAATGCAGCAGTTGGATATGTACAACCGCATGAAGGCAGAGCTTGCAGAGGTAAAGCTCAAAGCCGACTCAGCTTATTATTTGAGTAGGGTTTCAGGGTACGATCAGTATGCTGAGGATATAATCAATACTGGGTCTATCATAGCCACTATATTTAGACTCGAGGCTGGCAACAATTTAGATTTACAAACATCAATAACCCCCATTGTAAACCAGCAAGTAAGTTACGGTACATTCTCTATAACAGAATACGGGGCTTATACTTATGAAATAACCTCTCCGCCGACTGGTGACGTAGGTGCCAACGTCTCCATACCTATTAAGTTAAGCGCAACTACCCCATCTGGACAGACAAAAGAACTTTGGGAAAATTTAAGATTTTATGTCTTTAAGTATGAGCCCAAAGCCCAGACAGAAACTTTGCCAGAGATTACTCTTAACCTATCCATGTCATCAAAAGATGGGAAAATACAAATTCTTTCCAACCATTCAAAAATGAACGGAACGCTTACAGGAAGAGATGTTAAGTTTGAATTAGTGTCTGGTCAGCCGCTATATGGGACAATAAGCAAAACAGAGACTGTGCGTTCTAAACTAGACGAATACCTTTCACTTGCTCTTTCTGGGGGTGTTAAGGATGTTATTGATGGGGTGGATTTTGTTATAAACAAAGCATCCATAAGGCACTTGAGGCAAGGCACTTCCGTAACCATTTCAGACATTTTAGTAAACAGGGTCAGGGAGGACATCACGACAAAATATATTCCCGTAGATGAGAACGTGATTAGCGGGTACATGGAGGTGGCTACTGGTTATTCCCAATCAATTGATAATTTAGAGTTCGATGGTACGGTTACAACTTGGGGAATAGCAGATAAGACTGTGTGGGAAATGAGACCACTTTACACAACAAGACCCGTGTCCTGGAAGGCTACCACAACAAAAACAACTATACAGCCTTACAGGGTGAATTTGACAATCGTAAAAGAAACTAAGGCAATATTGGAAACAGTTGTTACAGAGCCAGTTTTTTACGACAGCTTCTTCGCTCAAGGTGATTTGTCCTATCTTGACGAAGGGGAAGGGTATCAAGTCTCCTACATTCCTGTAAATAATTATGATGTCGAAAATGGGTTGTTCACGATACTCCCTAATGGGAAATGGGTTTGTGAGTTTGACCCCGTAAGAATGCAAGGAATTGATTCTGGCGACACAAAGACGTTAAGTATTCCAGTAAAATATACTATTGATGGTGAAATTTCACCTACTGATAGAGTTGTAACTATTAGAATAATCGGTGCAGACAACATAGACACTACAAATTTGTCAGTGGTGCTTAAAAATCTTGAAGCCAGTCAAATTCACACGCCATCATATAATGAGCTAGATTCGACAATACTGACGGGGAAATTTTTAGCTAAAAGGAATAATGAGGTAGTAAGTCCTGAGATGGTTTATATACCGTTTTCTTATGAATCTTATTACCCTTCCTTTTATTTCGAGTTTTCAAATACAGCTGGAGTCTATTCAGCGTATTACTCATTCGGTGGCGACCCTTTCGTAACTGTAAATGCTGTTTCGGTTTTGGGTAAGTTAAATGACGGCACTGTTGTTCCCGATAGCTACATTACATTCTATTTTAGACCCTACTTTAAATACAAGCAGGACCAAGTATGGGAGTGTAGGCTTAACGAAGTTGCAAAAAATAGCGATCTACCTATAGGGACAGAAATTTATTATGAGATTCCAGTGGGGTTGAAAAGGCTGACAGGGATAAATTCGACACTGCACTCCCCTATTTACACGTCCGCCACAGAAGTTACCGCAATAACTCTTAAATTAACAACAACGTCTCCAGACTTTGTTTGGGGTTTTTTGGAGTACCCCTCTTCAACTAGCATTGCAGAAACAGATGTGACAGCTCCATTCGGCGTAGTAACCGAAAAAAGCATATTTAACGAGCCAACAATTGCCTCGTTTGAGGTTCAAGGAACCTACGGAAAGTTTATATTTGAAAGATATGCCTACTCGATAAATGACATCTTGCTTGAAGGGTGCGAAGTTTACATATCCCAGATACTGTACCGCTACGCAGTTGTGGGATACAAAACACAATTTGCAAAAGAGGGGGTTTACTATGAGATTAAAAAACTCCCCAAATATGCCTATAAAGTTACGTACAGCCTAGCGGATTACGATGTTACGCAATTGTTTGGAGGGGAAAAGTATATAGACACTTTATTTATTGGTGGTGAAAGCGCATCAATGGAAATCACAGGGGCATTGACGATTGGAGAAATAACAGATTTATCTCTTAATAATTCTGAAATATCTTTCACTTACGACCCTGGTGGGAGGCTCTACGGGTTTGGCGATCTGTATAACTTGGTTGTTGGGTGGCTTCCGAGTAATACATGGCGTTTAACAAGAAGCGGACTTGAAACGTGGTCAAGTAACTACGCTTCAGCTAATTACACTCTGTCAGGTAATTTTATTCACTCCAACCCCGACAATACCACTATAACCTTTGTAGAACAGACGACAGAGTCTTACATGGGAGATTTTACTGTATTTGAAAACGGGTACTGGGAGTTTAAGTTTTACACCCCAACATACCGCCCAGACAGAATAAAGCTCGACCAACGAGAACATTGTATATTCACCGTTACTACTGTCCAGGACAGTGTTAGCGCAACGCTGTTTTGTGATATACTCGCCCCTACTTTTCCAATGGAACTTGTATTAACTGGAAGTCTTTTCGGAAGTTCTTCAGCGACATATTTAAAACAAAAAGATGACTTAATACTTTCTGGGAAAATAACTCCTCACGACTACGGCGCAACTTCATACACTTTTGCCTACGCCACAGGTGCACCCAATGGGATAGCAGACTACTCAACACCTGTTACTTCAGAGGGTCTAACGGTAACAAAAGTTGGGGACGGTCCGAACAACCCTAGTTATAGTTTATCGCTGCAAAATGACGGAAGCTGGCAAGTTACCATACCTATGGCGCAGTACAAATACTCCGTCAGCGGAAGCAATTTCATTGCGGTTGGATACGTCTGGATTTCTTCTTTGGCGAGTAATGGTACAAATTCAAGTTTTAAATACGTCAGACTGTATTTTTACGTTTCAGGCTACGATATGCCAACAGAAACTGTAAGCTCTGTGGGCGTATACGCTATTTTAGAAGGAAATTCACCTCAAACAACAAGCGGGGTTATCACCTATTTTGACTATGAATTTGGGGTACCCAGTGTTTCTAGTAAAAACATATTAGGGGTATACGGAACCTTTAGCTATTACATCGAACACCAGCTAGAAAACAGGGGGACGGCTTATTGGAGTTATACAACGGAAGATTCTGTTGAGTCATTGGTAGAAGGTCAAACAGTTACAGAAATCTTCAGTATCCGAAGCTACAGTGGGACTGTGTTGAGTGTTGTTAGCATTGATGTAACTGGAACAGGGGAGGTGGCTGTTGTTTCTAACCCCCAGTCAATAGCGGCTTATCGCTCATCTATTTTTTACAAAACTGGAAAGTTACAAAATGTTGTTGACGCGGACTTGGGTGAAAATAAGTATGTACCTCAATTTCAAACCCAGGGGACTTATGGCTTATTCAGTGTTGACGAGAATGGGGATTGGAGTTACTCCGCAAACTTTGAATCTGCCTTTTCGCAAAACGGGGTGCTTATAACCGAAACCTTTACTGTTAGCTCACACGATGGGTCAGCGTCAACAACAATCACTATAGACATTATTGATGACACGGTAATTTATGAACCGTATACACTACTCACGGCAAGCAAACTTGGTGGTGTGGTTATTGACTCTAACGACCCTGTTGATGGGGATTATTTAATCGCTACCTCTGCTACAAGCGCAGAATGGACAACTTTATGACAGAAATTTTAGGAACAGCCGTAAGACTTAAAACGGCAACGGGTGTGATTGACATATCAACAATAGCACCGCCGATGGCAGGTCAAGTATTGAGAGCAACCAGCGCAACTACTGCGGTGTGGGCTAATCCGCCGACAGCTTTTATACCTGGAACTGGAACTGGAACTGGCGGTGGGGCTTGGACAAGACCAGCAGAATGGCTGCCACTTGCCGAAATTACAGAAGGCTTCTCTGGGCTGTTCGAGGTGATACCTGCAAACAGTGTTTGCTGCTTTCCGCTAATACCATGCGATTGCACGATTGATTGGGGTGACGGTAATACAGAGACTTTTGCTTCTGGGACCTACGCGATTCACAATTATACTTTTGCGTCTATTTCAAATGCAGCGCTATCAAGTGGCAACAAGCAAGTAGTGGTAACAATGACTCCAACAGTTGCTGGAGGGTTTATTGATTTAGACTTGGGAAAATATCTTGATGCAGCATCGCCAGCATTCTATGTTGCGAGAAAATCACGAGTTCGGTGGTTGGATATAAGATTTGGCGGTCCAGGATTTACTTGCCAGTCAGCATCTCAGCTTGGAGCATCATTTATCGCCTTGTCGAGTATTGAGTTGATAAATACCGCACCTAGCCTGACTAAAATGCCGAATATGTTTAGAGGTGGACTTATAAAATATGCAAAAGTAAATGCACCTTATGTCACAGACATGAGTCAGGCTTTTTATGTGGCTGGCTTTTTGGAAAAGATAGATATTGTTGCTCTAGGCGTTGTTACAAACATGAGCCAGTGTTTTTATAGATGCAATTTATTACCAGAGTTGCCACTGATAGATACCAGTGCAGTTACTAATTTCTATGGTGCTTTCCAATACTGCGTAACGATAAAGACTATTCCAGAATCGTACACAACAGCAGCAGCTACGGATGTGGGTTCGATTGTTAGCGACTGTTACAACCTAGAAGCTGTTCCTGTTTGGAATTTGAATAGCTTGGCATATAGTGCGTATGGCGTTGGTGAGTACGGTTTAGATAAGATAACTAGCTTTGTTGTGTTAAATCTAAAACGCTCAATAAGTATTTCTGACTTTAATTGGAACAAAGCGCAAGTTGAGTGGTTCATTACCAATTGTCTTATAGCATCAACATTCAGTCCGAAATTAACAACCAACGGGAAGTTTGTCGCTCCAACCGTTATGAAGCGAGCTGTTACAGTGTCTGGGTCTCAAGATATTACTGTTTCTGACAGTACGGGACTTGCTGTGGGAATGAAGATAGTCGGCGCATACGCAAGTAGCTTTTCTGCTTCATTACAAGCCTCTGGAAATAACCGCTTTGTGAATCCAACAAGCAGCACGATTACAATTCTTGGATACGGGACTAGATTGCTGCCAATAGCCTCGTCAAACCCATTTGCATCCAACTCAGGAATGCAGTTGTTTAAAATAACAAGCAAGTCAAGTAATGACGGAAGTGGGGGTTTTTACACGCAAGATTACTACCCAGTGGCTACAGCAGGGACGGTGGTAGAGTTTGCATTGGACATTATTAACACAAGTGTGTCTGGAATCATCACTGCCATAAACGGCAATACTGTTACGTTAGACACTACTCAAACAGTTAGTGGTGTATTCGGGGTGGGTTTCAAATCTCAAGACACTACAGCCTACATTGACGAATCACTCGCCACTGCAAAAGGCTGGACTGTTGTGTAATCAATAGCTTATCTATGATACAATACCACTACTTTCAAGGAGCGTTAAATGCAAGTATTAGATCTAAGACCGCCAAACATTACAATTAAGTTCACCAAGGGTGCAACTTTAAACCCGATCTTTTTCTACTTAGGCAAGAATAACTCTGTTATTGATATGACAGGATACACTGCTCAGTTCCAGGCAAGGTTAAACCCTACAGCTGAAGAAGTGTTACCAGGATTTGATTTAACCACTGTAAATGGTGGACTTGTCATTGTTACTGCTGATGCTGAAGATGCAAAAGGTATTATGATCCCACAAGCTCAGGGTGTGCAGTTGAATGTTCCTAGTTCTGTTACTTCTGCAATTGCGTTCCGCAAAGCAATCTTTGGTCTCGAGGTAACTTCGCCTAATGGGATCACCAGCACTCTTGTTGTTGGGATTCTCGAGCCAAACTTAGAGGTTGTGCGGTGACAGACACTTATTTGGTCTATGCTCAGAATGCCGTAACCAACATTGTTGCTAAAGGCAGCGGTGAATTTGCTGCAAGCAATGGCTCAAATAATATCAACATCATTGCAACCCCTGGCAATGAAAATGTAGTTACGATTGGCGTACAAGGTCCAGCAGGACCTTCAGGTTCAGTAGGTCCTTCGGGTCCAGCAGGACCTGCTGGAGAGTCTAACCTTTCAGGTCTTCGTAAGGTTTCAATACCCTTACAGACAGGAATTTTGGATTATGTACTGGACGATGTTGCTGTCGGAGTAGTATTGGCATTCGTCAATGGTATAGAAACATCAACTTCGATAGACGGCGTAAACATACACATTGATGACTTAACACCTGGAGAGGTTGACAACTCGGATATTCTAACAATTTATTACTAAGAGAGAGATAGAAAAATGTCAAAAATTAAAGGTAAACAGATTAACCAACTTGTGGGTCAAGCGCACTGGAATACTACAGGAATCGCAGTGCCTTCTGCTGCATCTGTGACAGTAACTACTGCGTTTACAGGTAAAGCTCCTGGCGGCTCTGATGCGTTAGCTGGAGTTTATACAACCACGCCACATAATAAAGTTTTCTTACGCAATGCAGCAACAGGTAAGCCGCTCGTTGACCTTGAAAACGAATCGTCAATCTTTGGCAGACTAACAGAAAGTGGTGGCACATGGTTAGTGTCGTTTTTTAGTCTTGTGTCTGGAATTGAAACCGCGTTTGACTTTACTGCTGATTTACAAGCAGGCGCAACGTTTGATTTTCGCTGGTGCGAATCAGTTCAAATTGGCGTATCGACACCATCGGCGATTGTTTATGCAGGTGAAGGTATTGATGAGTTTGACGCATCGTCACCCGCTTCGCATTTACATATTGTTGAATCACCCGCAATTACAACAAACGGTCAAACAGGTTTTGCGTTAGCGCAGACACCAAAAGACATTAACGATTTAGCGTTAACTGTCAATGGCATTCGCTACAAAATTGGTGTTGATTTTAGTGTATTGGGTACAACGGTAACGTGGCTTGATGTTGATTTCACCTTGCAAACCACTGACACACTTTTGATTGAATACGCTTACTAACTATGTCAAAAATCGCGCTTAAACAAATTGAAGGCATAAATGAACTTGCTCAAATCGCACAAAGTTTAGCTGGGATTGATTTAAGCGCGATACAACAGACTTATGAAACCAAGTTAAACTTAATCGGAAGCCTTTCCCCGTTTGTAGGCACTGCAAAGTGGTCGCCAGCTTATGACGTAACGCTAATTAACGCCTATTTCATTTTAGGTAAATCAGATACTGCGCCTGTTACCGTGCGAATTAAAAAGAATGGCGCAGCGTTATTTGAACTCACGGCCCAAGCCAACAATTTTAAATCCGCAATCGCTACCTTTAGCATAAATGAAAATGTCATTTTAGCGTCAGATTATTTAACCGTTGATGTTGTGCAAGCAAGCAATAGCGAAAATTTAACCATCATTTTAGAGCGTCAAAAATGGCAATAAACGTAACATCTCTTGGCAGTAGTACCAGTCAAATTACACTCAGTGGCATAGGTAGCACCTTTGCAGATTTAATCAGCGCAATCGACAATGCCATTTTAGGCAGTAATCCCGTGCGAGAAACAGGCTGGACTCTCTACGATACTGTAAATCCAGCTAATACCCAAGTCACGAAGGTGTATCGCTCACCCAATATCGACGGCTTAACTTACAAGTATTTAATTTTGCGTATTCATAAGCTGGTGCAAGAAATCAATGTTTCGACCTGCGAGTCATGGAATCTCACAACAAAAACGCCTGTCAATGAAGCCTTCACTTATTACAGTTGTGCGCCGATTCATTTTAATTTGAGCGCATGTGATTTGCTAATTGTGACGCATAAACGTTTTTGCGTGGTGCATAGTTACATTTTGAGTGAACCCGATTTATGGGCAGGCGTGTTTGAAATGGAGCGTGAAGATGTGAATGACACGGCTGCAAATAACTTTCCTTGCTGGGGTGTGATGAATAGCGTGTTATTTACCCTAGGTGCAGCAACCATAGGTGGAATAGGAAGACCTCTTGGTGGTACTGATTTTCCGCTAATTTGTATGCCAAGAACCCGCTCAGGCGAAACAGGGGTGAATGCTGCGAAAAACTTTGCTGCCGATTACGGCATCGTGTCCTATCCAAACTGGTTGCACAACACAGGAAGCGCGTTTACGCAGTATTTGGGTAATGGTGGCAATAAATTTAGTGCTAATGCGTGGGACATCACGAGCAAAATGGCATTCCCAATTAAACCACTATTCAATTATGCAGGGAACTATGTTGCTAATTATGGCACGGTATGCGGCTTAAAATTTATTTCGCCAGTCGGCAACAATATGAGCAGCATCAAGGTGAGCGCAAATGAAAACGGCAATTATGGTGCAGGTGCAACAGACAAAGACCATTGGGTTTTGAATACTCACCACAAACCTATAGCAGCTTACGATTTATCCTCTATTACTAATTTAGTTACCAACACTTACATTCTTCCCAGCGGCGCTAGACCAACGGATATGATTTCAACTGGTGGGTTTTACTATTTCATTACATCGTTTGGTGTATCAAAATGGAACGCCATTACGAATGTCGAAACTGTTTTGGTATCAGACACTACGCTAGTTGATATTGTTTATGACGGCGAGTTTTATGTCTATGTTGGTTCTACCGCAAACACGAATACAGTGCGCCGCATTGACATTAGAACAGATGCGATTTCAGCAGTTGATATTTCAGGCGGTGCGGCTGCGTTAGCCGTCACTGATACTTTTGTCGTCGTATCAAACCCTCCCGTAGCTCTAAACCCAAATGTACGAAAAATCCCCGTTAATAACTTTAGCACCGCAAACGTTTCGGCGGCTATCCCGATTGTGACTGGAGATGCAACTAATACCTGCGTCATTTCTGATATGGTGGTTGATAAAAATGGCACTGTGTTCGGTTTTTGTCGCTATACACTTGGCGCAGCGGCAAGAATTGCTATGTTTTATCCAGACACAAACGCGGTAGGTATTATCGTATTGAGTGTCGCGTTACTCGGCATATACGGTGGTTTGTTATTACTTGATGAAAATACTCTACTGGTGCAGTATGGTACAACCACAGGAACAGCAGCAACCCAGCAAGTAAGAGTAAATGGATTATCTAGTTTAACTTTACAATCCCCAGTTAGTCCAACACCAACTGCTACAGCAGTTGTAGCAGGGGGGGCGGCAGTTGTTACTACCCTCTCACAGCCCATCACGTTGACAAAAATACAAGGTGTGATTCACGCATTACACCGCACAGGTGCTGCTGGTGGCGGGTTGCAAACGCTCTCACTAGGTGGAAATAGTGCTGGAGATTTGGCTACAGCTTTTAGTGCAACTGGGGCCAGTACCGTGCTTGTACCTTCAACCACCAATCAATTTATTGCTTATGATGGCTCACGAGTAATTGCCCCTACTGCTAACGGCTTCAAAGTGTATGGAAATCTGAATAGTCAGTTTGTGGCTTCTAATGTGACGCTCGCGCAAGCTGTGATACCAGCGTGATAAACATAACAACGCTTTTTACCAAAACCTCGCCTATTCGCACAATTAAAGTGCCTGGCAGTAAGAGATTGAGCGCGTTACTCGGCAAAGCAAAAGTTGGGGGTATCAATTCGGCAACGTTGGTGTCGTTTAAAGCGGAAAATAATTTTTCGGTCGCAATTAGTGGATTTAAAAAAGCCACCAGTTTGCAAACTGCAAAAGTGACCTCGATTAAAAACACAAAAGCTATCACGCAAAAAATAAAAACGCTTGGCATCAGCGGGGCAAAACTGGCAACATTTAAAACGCGATTAGCATTTGCTACGACAAATGCTCAAGCTGCTGTAAGAACTATTGTTGAATTTTGGAGTTAAAAACATGAATTATTTTGAAGTAAAGAACTTGTTACCGAATGCAGAGTTTATTTACGTTGATGTAACGGATAAAGAGTTGGCAGAAATTGATGTGCCGTTTTATCAAAGTGAACTTGAAGGTAAAGTCATTCTAGGCACCACAACGCCTATTCAAGAGCTTTCAAAGAAAGAACTTAAAGCAGGTAGTGTGAGTTTTGGCTAGTAGAAATTCACACTGATCTTCAGTTTTAAACAAAAGCCCCTACTAAGGGGCTTTCTTTAATCCTCGCTAGTCTGCTTCACGCTTTGCAAACAATTTTCAAGTATCTCGATTGCTTCAGCTTTTTCAAACTGATGCACAATGTTAATGACTTTCTTTTCAGCCTGATTCTTGTTTATAGATTTCTGTGTTGTTTTCAACTCAGGAATACCTTTTGTTTTTAGAATGATTTGCTTAACTTCTTCGACTGGTAAGTCTTGACCTTGTACGATTGAATAAACTACTTCTGCAATATCTTCATTGGCTGGTGAAGCGATTAGATACCCTGCTGTCAATGAAATCCCTGTTGCATCCCTATCTTTGAAGAATTTAGCATAGTGCATAAGTCTGCTACGATTCATTCTGCTGTCACATAATGTTACAGTAGCCTCAACCCATTGCCCAAATTCCTTGTCAGATGCAAAGCGATTTCTTGCTTCTAACAAGATCAACCCTTTCATCATATGCGATTGTATGTCAACTTGGGAATACCGATCAGCCAACTCTTCCAAGGATAAGTCAGCCAACGTAGTCTTTTGTGATGACTGCACAAAATCAACTGCACCTGATGCAAGTTTAGCGTCTTTAAACACCTGTGGTTCTCTGGCTCTTAAAACCATGTAAATATCTCCTTACAAACGTTTGTCATTTCTAATGTTGCTTTCGGATCTTTCATTTCAATCACACCCAAACCATAACCTAGAGCGTCCCTGTAGGACCTACGTTCATAAATTATTGATTCTAAAGGAGTTAATGAGTCTTCATAAGCTAATAAGGCTTCTCTTGCTTCTTTTGTTTCTGTTGATGAACTTGGCGATTGAGTAAGCACACAATATGACTTTAGCTTCTTGTTGTAGACCCTAGAAGTAGCAATCAATGAAATTACTTTCGGGAGTGTGTCTAAATCGGCTTGTGAGGGGCGAACTGGTGAAATGAATATGTCTGCCACCATCAGCCCAGAACGAAGCTCTACGGAGTCCCTACCAGGACAATCTACAACAACGTATTCAAACTTGCTGTTAAGTGTTTCTAAAGCTGACTGAATATCTTCGTGTTTAGAGACGCATTCAACACCTGATTCTTTTCTGTCTTGAGACCAAGTGGAGCTTGTACCTTGACGATCAGCATCAACAAGAATGACTTCCTTGCCTGCTTTTGCCAAAAAGACAGAAATGTTAGTTGCCATAGTTGATTTACCGACTCCACCTTTTTCACTACCGACGATTATTATCATTGCTTAGACTCCAAATTAACTTTCGATTACGCTATCACATGAAATTGGGTTATGCAAAAGTTTATTTTTCCGCAACCAATACCTAACCAAAATCTCTTTTTTTATTTTTATTATTTTTTCTTTTAGCGACACCTACTTTGTAGGAATAACAAGGGTTGTGGAGGTTTTACTCCCTACAAAATAGGGACTGAATTACTACCAAATAGGGACGAACTACCTACCGATTAGGGACTGAAACACTACAAATTAGGGACTATCCCCTACAATAATAATTTTGTCTGTAGGGGATAAAATGCCGCACATACCGCCCATAGAAAAGCTCGTGGTAGTTAAACACAATGACTTGATCGATGCTGCCCAACAACTTTCCGTGCTTGAAAGCAGGATTATTTTGACTTGTATCTCCCGCGTCAACTCAAAAGAAGTGTTGGACCCAAGCATTAAATTTGTCCTGTCTGTTGAGGACATCAAAGACCTTGTTGGTGTGGGAGGGAGAAGTGCGTATGAGAACCTACGCGATGCGGTGAACAGGTTAGCTGAACGCTGGGTTGTTCTGTTAAAGCCATCCAAAAGAATTTCAGAAAGAAAAATACGCTGGGTTTCTGAAATTGCGTATATACCAACAGAGGGGGTTATTGAATTATTCTTCACACCAAGCATTTCAAACCTGCTAAGTGACATTACAAAAAACTTCACTCAGTACAAACTCGAGAATGTGCTTGGGTTCAAATGTATCTACAGCATAAGATTCTACGAGCTGTTCAAACGATGGGGAGGAACAGGAAAGGAGATTGACCTTGAAGATTTGCAAGAACTGTTAGAACTAGGTGATAAGTATGCTAGGTGGGATAACTTCAAGGCAAAGGTCCTAATCCCAGTGGTAAAGGACATCAATGAAACATCTGATGTGAAAGTGAGTTGGGATCAAGTACATCGTGGGAAGAGGGTGAGCGGTATAATCTTTGCTTATTCTTTACCGAAGAAAGTCACCACGCAAAAGAAAGCCCCAACAAGTAAACCTGCTGAGGCTAAAAGTGACTTGTCCCACAAAGAAGAACTAGTGAGACGATTCGGAGAGGACATTGTGAAGAAGTACAAAATGTGATTTGCTATTCACTTTGCTATTCACTTTTAGGGGCTAAAATCGCTCTAGCCCCCGTAGTTCCTACAATCTTGATTTTGATTTGCTATTCACTAATCCCACTGAAGACTACCTCCAGCAACATACGAGGAATTTTTTCCCTCAAAAAAGTTAGTCTCGCCATTATTGATATTACTAGCCTCATCAAACCATGAGACGGGGTTCTTGGTTCCATAAATGGGGTCTAAACCAATGCTTGTCAGACGTTTATCAGCAAGGTACTGGATAAATTCTGTCACGATAACATCTGTTAAACCCATTACACCGCCTGAAATAATCCATTTCCCCCAAACTATCTCGTGTGCCGCCGCAAGCCTAATTATTTCTGAGCATTCAAATAGCAGCTGTTCATCGAACAATTGTGGATTCTCTTCTTTCAGTGTTCGGAACATGTTAACAAACAGAGGTAAGTGCGTACCCTCCTCGTCACGCTGAATTAACTGTATCATCTTTGCGCTGTTTTTCATTAACCCCTGACGTTCCAATGTGTAGAAGGTTAAGAACCCATTGAAAAAATAAATACCTTCTAAAGCGATATTAGCAACAACTGCTTTGACAAAGTTTTTTGGGGAATAATCCTTCCCCAGTATTTCACTAGATTGGACAATGAATTCGTTCTTCTCAGCTAAAATTGGGTCATCGAGAAACTCCCAATATACCTTGATAGGGTCAAAACCAATGCTTTCAATCATCTGTGCGTAGCTTAGGACATGTAACGCTTCTTCCCAAGATTGCCTTACTAAACAAAGAGTTACTTCAGGGCTCGTAACCCATTTGCCAATATTTGTCGTCAGATTGTTCAGTTGTATCCCGTCTAAATTACTTAAAAATGCTAAGGCTTTTCGGTAAGCATGTAGGTTTCCATCTGTAAGCATCCCTGTCGCATATTGCTTTGCATCTTCTGTTAAATCAACTTCACGCTGATCCCAAGAATTATTCTGCATTTGTTCTAGTATCTGCATTGCCCAAGTGTGCTTAACGGGGCGAATTTGCATGAGTTTATTAAATTCTGAAGTACCTTCAATAAGTCTTCTATTATTTACTGCTTCTGCTTTGTTTATAACTTGCACAACTTTTCCCCTTTACGCTTGATGCTGGTTCTTTGATACGATGAGTTTGAGGGTACGTTTAATGCGGACTCTACGTCCCAACCATTCCGTATCCGTGAATGCACCCTGTAATACTTAGCATTTTTGCTCCCCCCACAAATTTCAGCTAGGGTCTGGTCCTTTCCTTCAAATAAGAATCTGAGATTGGTTCGCTTGTTATTGGACTGCTCGCTTCTGGAAGCCCACCTGCAATTTTCTTTGTAGTACCCTTGGTTGTTGTCTATTCTATCTAGTGTCATCCCAACACCTGCATCCCCCATATCTGCATAAAAATTATCAAAAGTTCTCCATGACTCGCAGACACTTATACCCCTACCCCCGTAGTTGCTGTACTCAGCATCATTTTTGCTGTTGCACCTTTGTAGCATACACTGCCAGGAGTTGTACACACTAGAGCCAAGTTTTCCATGCTTGAAAGATCGTTTATGTAATACCTCACGGCTTAGACAACCACATGACTGAGTTCCATTTATGCGCCCCAAATTACACCCTAGAACGGATACCACGTTCCCACACTCACACCTACATGCCCAAGAATATCTTGGTGACTCACCTTTCCTCCCCTCACAGTGCAAAACGGTTAACCTAGAATAAACATTTCCTGTTATGTCCTTGAAGTTATGGTGCCTAGCTGGTTTATTTTCATTCATCACTTTCCCTTTCTTCTTTTAATTTTAATAAAAAATCCAGTGTTGGTTGCCAACACGTTTGCATTGAACAACACACTTCTTTGTCTTCAGGTGGGCTATCCAATCGTAATGTCAAGTAGGATAAACCTTTAACTGAGTCCAATCGACTTACAGTGTTTTTAACTGAGAATCCCCATATTCTCTCTACAGGGATTCGGATAACATCACCTTGATAATGAAACTTTAGTTCTTTAACTTTAATCATAGGGTAAGTATGCCCAAATCATCAGTAAAGTTACTACTACGCTAACAGTTGCTGTTGCAATACCATAACTAGCAAAGTATGAAATCATAGTAAGTCCTCAAGTAATTCAGGATGTTCAATCTGCTCCATCACTTGTGCAATAAGATCGTCCCAATACTTGTAACGATGCCCTTTTCTTTGCACAATAATGTTACGCAAGGTAGCGTAGTTAAGGTTAACACCACGAGTTTGTAAGTAACCCTCTGGGAGAGAATCTTTCAAAGCCATGAAATCAATTTCCCCTGCTTTGTGCACATCCCAAATTTTCTGAAACGTTTCAATGACTATGAAAGGTGTGTTAACAGAAAAGTCACAGGCTTCTGGTCTGCGCTTAGAAAGTTTGTGCATGGTAGATGCTGACAACTCAGTAGAACCTACCTTGTATGTTGCATATTCTTGCCAGTACGCTCGTGTTGCTTTAATCTCTACCCAGACCTGAATGGCTCGTAAGAACTTCGCGTGTTCTGGTGATTTAGATGCCAGAATTCCTGCACGTTTAATTGCTTTCGGATGCTGGTTTTCCCACCATTCATCCACATCATCTGCTTCATCTAAGTAACTGAAGCTCATAAATTTTAAAGACTGCTCATACCCAGCTTCAAGTGTGATTTTTAATTGCATTACGCTTGCTCCTCAAACCAAATTAAAAACAATAAACAACACCCCATATGGTACAAGTGCGGCAAGCCTGATTCTTCATCGAGTGGGTTGCCCTCTTGGTACTCAACGTAATGTCTAAGAAATGCAGATTTGTACCTGTTCTTAGCGTCTGGGACGTGTTTCCAGTTGTCTCGAGCATATTTACGCTCTCCAAACATTAACACCTTAACAATGCCTTTCAACGCACCGAATGGGAGCAGAGTCCAATCAAGTTTGTCTTGGTCATCTTTTCT